TAACTTGATAAAGTGTTGCAGCACCAACAATAGCCAACTCAACAGGGTTAGTATCATCAAGATTTGTAACTCTTATATACTTTGCATCCTCTACATCAATAGCGTTTGCAGATGCAAAAGCATTTCCATTAAAAGTAGCAACAGTAGTAGTCTGACTGTTTACACACTTTACTATTCTTTTAAAAACCTCGTTTATGCTTCCTATTGATAGTGTTTTTGTTCCACCATACTCAGTTCCACCTAAGCTAAGATTCTCTGATATTACAACTTCAAGAGTTGCTGCTGTTACTGTACTTGCCATATCTTATTATTTTTTATATCCTATGCAGATTCCGCTTGTTAATGTGATAGCTGTTACCGTACCTATAAACAATGTCGTTCCCGCAGGAAGTGTAGTTTGTAAAGCAGTTTCTCCCGTGCAGTCTGAAGCAGCAATACTAGCCACAACACTTGCAACAGGAAAATGCAAACAGTAAAAACTTTTACCCGTTTGAGCAACAGTTGTAAACACCTCAACATCTCCTGAAGGAGTATTACCAACCATTCTCATCAATGATTCATTGTCGTCTAAAAAGTCAAATGCCATTTTATATATTTTTTATTTGTTTCTATCGTATGCCCAATTCTTTAAAGCAATATAATTCTTTGAGTAAGGGCAGTCTTTACTCACATTTTTGCCTTGTTTTTGTTTTCTTGCTCTTGCTATATATGCAATAGCTTTTCTAGCTTCGGTTGCGTTAGCAGAAGTCCAATCAGCTTTCTTTTTAGAAAGTAAGGTTAGGTTTCTGTTTATAGCAGTTCTTCCTATACTAGCCTTCTTACTACACTTTGTTTCAGACCATCTCTTTAATTCAGAGTGGCTCATATTAACAGAAGCCTTGTATTCTTTAAATGTTTCGTCTATCTCCTCTTGAGTGAAGTTGTATGGCTCAGGGTGTTCCCTGCCACACATCCAATTACCATCAGGCATCTGATGCTCATATCCATCAGGACAACTATCATTCTTCCTTACGGTTGCGTTAAATATATATTTTAAGTAATACTTGATTAAATCCATTAGTAAAATATTATTCCGTTCATTTTTTGAGCATAATCTCCGTCTAGTTCAGGCATAGAGCTATCTCCATCCCTACCCCAAAGAGGGTACTTTCCTACTTGGTCTTGATGTCTTATGTAAGCTAACATATCATCACTAAAAACTTGTGCCTTTCTAAAGGTGTCAGACTTCATTTGATTAAACTGTTCAACATTTGCAGGGTTACTAAACTCTGAAACATTTATAACTAAACCTGCTGAAGTAGTATTATACTGCATCTCGTTCATAGCTTCAAATCTAGCGTACCAACATAGTGCAGGTTTTAAATAATAAGTTAACAGGTCAGAGTTATCGGCAGTAAGAGTTCCTGTTGAATCATTTTGTGTTTTTAATTCCTCATAAAAATCTAAACCCAACATAGGTTTAATATGTGCAAGTTCCGCAATCTCAAGTACAGCCTTATTAACTAAAGAAGGGTCAGTAGCTTGATTAGTAAATGAAGTTGAAATAACTTCTGCTGCGGTTACAAGTGTATCATATTGTCTTACGTTTGCCATTATATCTCTGTATTTTGTCGTTCTACTCTAATTGTCTGTCTGTCTGAAATCAATAGTTCTCCATCTTCAATCTCAGGCAAGTCTTTGTTAAGCATTGCTCTTTGTTCGTTGATAGTTAAAACTTGCTTAGGGTCTATGTCAGAAAGGAATGAAATAGGTGGCTCGTAAGCTACTGTTAAATCCTCCGTGTCTAATCCAACCTCATTTGCTATAACTCTCTTTATAGGGTCTAGCAGTATGTTTGTTGTATCTCTTATTACCGTACTCATAGCAAGGTCATAAGCTATTCTAATCTCACTACCCGTGTTATTCATCTTACCCGAAGAAACAATCCCACTTAATGCAGGTTGCCATCTGTGAGCAGTAATTATATTTTGGTCTGTTAACTTCTGTAAATCTAAGAAGTCGCCATCTTCCTTGTTGTTTATAATTTGAACATCAGTACCTCTACTGTCATCTCCGTTTTTAACAAGGAATAATATCTTTGAGTTGTTGCCGCTACCCGTTAGTGTATCTTTAGCAGCTTCTACAAATTTCTCTGCTTCCGCTTCGCCAAAATCTCCATTAACAGTAACAATGGCAGAAGGACTAAATCCATTTTTAAATGCTGTGTGATTATACTTTCCAATTTCAAAATCTATCGCAATATGCTCTAAAGCAGCTACATAGTCAGGTAAACCATAAAAGCTAAATGTACTTTCGTAGTCCTTGTAATGTATTATAAATCTACTGCTAGATATATTTGGATAGATTGGTATTCTTTGTGTTTTTTCTTTAAACTTCTTTTGATTCGCCCAATCAGGGTGGAAGTAAACGTGCTGTTTGTTTTTGCTTAATCTTGCAGTCGAAGCGTCTTTATGATAAAAGTTAACACCACCATCATATACAACTCCCTCAAGATAAGCATTTCCATAAGTAAAATAATCATCTGCTAATTTTTTAAAGCAATCTTTTAAACTTTCTCCGTTTGCGTTAACATCAGAAATAAACTCCATTAACTGTTCGTTTTCAGATAAAAAACCTGCACCCGTTGTAAATGTTGTTTTCTGTGCTAGTACAGAACGATGTGTTGAAGATTGTCTTTTTAATTCAGCGAGATATTGCGGAAAAAGATTGTCAGAACCAAAAGGAATCCAATCATATCTCAACTTATCCAAGTCTTTTACCTCAGTATTAACTTGAGGAGTAGATAAGTTTACAAAAGCATACTTAGTGTTAAAGCTACTCGTTATCGGAGTTTTCTGTGCTTTCGACTTTTTTGGCTTTTGACTTGTTCTTTTTTGGTGCTGCATTTTCTTCTTTTGTTACAAAATTAGTATGTCCTAATTCGTGAACTTTTTTAAGTTCTTCTTGAGTTGCATTAGACCAACTTACCTTAAACCCGTTAAAGAATGTTGTTCCTTTGTTTAATTTAGATTTATACATATCGCAAATATAATAAAAAGAAGGGGAATGACAAATTTCTTCGTCAAACCCATTCCTTTTTAGTTAATCATTATGATAAAGTTGCAGTACCTGCTGCTGTATCAAGTGTGATAGTGTTAGAACATACTCTTGGAAGTTCTCCTGATTGTGCAGTAATTGTTACTGTCAAACCATTCTCATCTCCTAAAGCTGCACCCGTACCACCTTCGATAGCAGAAAGTCTTGCTCTCATCTGAACGTTACCTAATGTACTGTCCTCTAAGCCAAATGCTTTAGACATACCTAGTGTAAATGCGTTTCCATCGTGTCCTTTTGCTACAACAACTAAGTCTTGGTCTTTTAAAGTTTCCAAACTTCTTAGGTGTGCAGAAGAACAATTAGGAACGTAGAATGAAACTGTGTGTTCAAACAAAATTGTTCCACCTTCTTTTGAACCACTTGTTGTTAAAGAACCCGTACCTTGTTTAAGGTCAAAAAGTTCTAAAGCAGCAGCAGCAGTATAAGACATAGTGTGAACAGCAGCATCATCAAATCCCATTGCCGAAGCCTGAGATAAAAGTCCTATTGCAACGTATTGCAGTCCACCTCTTACTTCTAAGTCAGTATGTGCTATACTTAAATTTTCTATTGCCATTTTATTATTTTTTTATAAAGTTAAAATATAAGGGGGTATATTGCAACCCCCCATATTATGTTAATTATGCGATAGCGTTTGGAGTATAGTAAGTACATAACTTACCATCTTTCAATGCTACACCCACCATATAAGCCACACGGAATCTGTATGCCTTGTTGTCTTGAGAGTACCATTGCTCAACGTAGTTCTCATCGAAGTCAGTACCCACAACAAAAGCATCTTTTGTAGTTAGCATAGCTCTGTGAGTTTCGTTAGCAGAAGTACAACCGTTGATTTCTGAAGCATCAGCAGCGATTGATACATCCCAATCTCTACGAACAATGATAGGAATACCTCTAAATGTTAATTGAGGAACACCGTTTACTAAAGCACCGTAACCCGCAGCAGCATAAGCTGATGCTTCTAAAGTAGTAGCCATATAGTCATCAGCAATATCTCCTGATACGAAGAAAACGTGCTGTCCTGCTTCTAATAATTCAGGTGCAGCACTATCGTATAGTCCTTTTAAGATTTTTACACCATTACCTGAAACTAAAGCAGCATCATCAGCTTGTGTCGAAAGACCTGAATATTCTCTTGTAAGTGCAGTTGCACCCGCATCTTTAGCAGCTTGGAAGATACCATCGTAAATTCCGTAGTGTGCATCAGCTTCAGCGATGTCAGATAACCAAAGTTGAGTGTTAAAGTCAGCTTTTAAGCCTTGTCCGATTAAATCTAATAAGATGTCTTTTACAACACTACCTTCGATGTTATCAAACTCATAACCACCACGCATTAATTGACCTTTTATCTTGTTGAAAAGCTCATCTGCTCTAAACTCAATTTGAGCTTCTACTCTTGATGGAGTAATTGTTACAGTAGCACCTTTGTCAGCAATAGTCTGTCCTGCGAAAGCACCGTCTGTAAACGCTTTTGTAATTTTTCCTAGTTGGTTGAACTTGTCAATTACAGTAGTACCTTTAATGTTAGGTAATACTTCCATATACTGCATATAGTCCTGACCCATAAAGATAGGTTGGATTATAGCTCTGTTTACATCATATTGTTCAATATCAGGTAAACTTGTTACTAATAATTCGTTAGCCATTTTTTTTTATTTATTAATTATTTTAAAATTGATTTAGCGAAAGCATCCCACTTATTCACTACAACATCATTTTCATTGATTGCAGGGTCAGATTCAGCTTCTACGCTTGTTTCCGTAGCTTCTAATTTTGCTAATTTAGTTTCCATCTCAGCAACCTTGTTAGTTAAGTCAGTAATAGTACCTTCTTTTTCTCCAACAAGACCTGCTAATTCTTCTTTTTCTTCTCTCAAAGATATAGCGTTTTCTTCAAGTTCCTCGAACTTGTTAACTATAACTTCATTGTCTGAAATAGAAATTGAAACTGCTTCAGCAGGAGATGAAACTTCTTCTCCCTTAACAGCGTTTAAGATTTCTTCTTTAACACCGTTGAACCAAGTTTTTAATTCTTCAGTCATTTTTGTTTTATTATTAATTAAACTTAATTTATCATTTACCTCTTTTTCGTTTACGTTAGTAAATTTAGATAGGTCAAATGTAGCAGCTATCTTCATTGGTTCAGTCATATTATTGACAAATCCAAATTCAATAGCTTCCTGACTTGATAACCAAGTTTCTTTATCCATCATATTAGACAACTCGTCATAAGTCAAGTCAGTCTTTTTTTGATATATCTCGATAATTTCACTTTTTATTTTGTCAAGTAAATCAGCAGTCTTACGCATATCAACTGCTTCCCCTGCTGATTGTCCGAATGGGTTGTGTATCATAAAAAATCCGTTCTCTGACATTTCAATATTATCTCCTGCCATCGCAATAACAGTAGAAATTGATGCCGCTAAACCTTCAATCTTAATATTTACATAACCTCTGTGAGAACGTAAAGTGTTGTATATAGCAAGTCCGTCAAATACACTACCACCAACAGAGTTGATTCTTAGCGTAATATCTCTCTCGCTTACATTCTTTACTTCCTCTATAAAGTCTTTGGCAGAAGTTCCGTAGTCGCCTATCTCATCGTAAATTGAGATTTCAACCGCATTACCGTCTGCTTTGTTTTCTATTGAGTACCATTTGTTCATAACCACAAATATATTATTAGTTATTACCTTATATACGAAAAACTTTACAATACTTATCTAATATTGTTCTTTCGTTTATTTTTCTTGCTTTCCTTGTAAACTACATTCTGACAAGTCCTGTCCGACACATCATACTTTATAGACAAATCCATAAACGTATGTGTGCTATGACCTTTGTTGTCTTTTAACATTTTTTGGAAGTCTGATATAATCATATAGTTTCTTAATCTCTTAGGCTCTACAAGTCCAATTTCAACTAAGTGATACACGACATTCTTAATACCCGCATCGTCTGAAAACTTAGTCTTAATGTCTTTATACATCAACTCTAAAAACTCAGCAACAACTTCTTCTTTGTTTTGTCTTATAGCCATAATGCAAATATACTAAAAAGTAGCCTGACTTTCAATAGCAGATACTTTACCTTGACTTCTTGTTACATCACTCTCTACCATTATAACTTGTTGAGTTACTTGTTGTTGAGAAATCATACCTTGAATATCAGCCAACTGACCTCCTTGTGCAAACCTCTCTCCACTATTAAGTAATCCTCCATCAGCAAACTTAACTCCGTTTCCGTTGTATGAATTTATAGCAGAAAGAACAGGCTTAAACATTGATGTTGAACGCTTGTTGATAATAGCTTCTCCACCTTCGGCTTCGTGTATTCTTCCTCCTGATGCAAACTTAATACCACCGTTAGCGTGTGATTTACCTCTAAACATACCTCCGTT